CTTTCGAATCCGTCAGAAGTTAAAATATTATCTGTTGGTTGAGCTGTAGGAATAGCATTCATGCCATAAGCTCTATAAGGTGAAGAAGACATAACTACAACTTTTCTAAAAGGTGAAAACGTTTCTGAAAAAACTTCCCCTGCTTTAACTTTGAAAAGCATTCTGTTAATAACTACGCTAAGATCAGCCGTACCGTCATTAGTGATAACAAAAGTGTTCATATCTTCTTTAAATGTTTTAACTGTATTTGCTGAACCTGAAAAAGGCTCTTTCATGTACTGTCTAACAAATACGTCAGTAATAGGGGTATTATCCCCTGCGTCTTTTGAAGAAGTCGCCAACCCGTCAGCGTCAATTAAATGTCCTTTTTTAGCCAATATTAAAACCTCCTTAAAATTAAAAAGACGCGCCTATTTTAGACGCGCCAATATATATGTTTTCAGTCGTATCTAGCTGTTAGTAAGATACGCCGCCCAAATCGACGGCTGTATTAGGGTGTAACAGTAGCGCCACCGATAACTGGCTCATAAGGAGCAGTAAACCAAGAGTCGCCAACTTCAGCTTTATATCCCGCGTCGTCTGAATCAACACGCGCTTTCATGTAATCATCTTTATCGCGTTTAACAAACATACCGCTGATTGAAGCGTTTTGCGTATCTGCTGAACCTGTTTTAGTAGCGTAATTTTCTTCAGGCGTAACAAAGCGGCCTTTGTATAATGCTACATAACGATAATGACCGTTACCTTTACGGCTTCGGAACATGAACGCAACATAAGGCGCTAAATCATTTGAACCTTCTAACATAACTCCATTGTCGTCAACTTGGCGGCCCAATACTTCAGCCAATACTTCGTTAGAAATATCTAAAGCTGTGAATGAAACTGTAATTTCGCCTTCAGCTTGTGAAATTTCAACAGCCGCGTCGTCAGCGTATTGAACTTGTTGGTCAACCGCTTTTTGAACTTGCGCTTCAATAGCAGGCGCGAATTTTTTAACAGGGCCGTAAGTTGCTTCCCCGTCTGTTCCGTAAGTAATTACTGAGTAATGCACATCTTTTAAAGAAACTGTTCCTGATTCTCTCATATGTTTTTAACCCTCCACATTTTCGATGATATTTGTAAATCTATAGGTTTTTTGATAATAACCCGTATTTTCTTCGTAGTTTTCATAGTATCCGCTACGTGAAAAACCCGCTTCAATCATGGTGTCTTTCACTCTTTTAGCCAATTGATCTATATTTCCCTTGCCAAAAGTATCAACTTGAACCCTGTATTCAGCGTCAATTTCTTCGTCGTCAGCAAAGTTATTGCCGTATTCGTCATAAATTGAGAAGCGTAAATACGTAGTTTTTGAGCCTTTATAGGTCATATAGCCAACAGGAACGCCTAAAGGGGCCAAAATAGCTGTTATTTTTTCATTTAATGTCATAGCCCTAACCGCCTTCTAAACACTTCAGCCATGCGTTTACGCGCTTCAGCCGTCGCTTCTCTAGCTGATCTTTCAAAAAACTGTTGCGCGGGCTGTGAGCTTGTCCCGAATTCAGCGAATTTCAAATACCAAAAGTCTTTTTCAGGCTCAATTGATATTTTCCCTTTTAAATTCGTTCGTTTTATAACTATGTGAGCTTTCGCATGTTCTTTTTTTAATGCACTTTTAGGCGTATTTTCTTCAACCTTAGCGCGAACAGGTTCAGCCCCTGCAAGAAGGGCTTCTTCTGTGATTTTATTTTCAAGATCGCCGCCAATTCTAGCAAGTTTCTTCAATAGCTCGTTATATCCTTCAATTTCGAAGTCGCCGTTAGCCATTAAATCACCTCACGACAAATAACAGTCATTGTTTCATTCTTGTAACCGTCGTTAATTATAGGGGCTACAATCTCGAATATACGGCCCTTAAAACGAACTCGCATATCTGAATTCAATTCTTTTTTAGTGAATCGAATAACAAAGCGTATGTTGCTTTCCGCTTGAACAGCCGCCGCTTCATAATATTCGCGGCCCTGTAAAGTGAAGACTTCACAAAAACAAGAATAGTAGTCTGAGAATCCATCATTCCCGTACCCTCCTGAATCTGTTTCTTCACTGTCTCCAATTAAGAAGGTTAGGCGGCTATTAAACTTTAATTTACTCATAAAAACACCCGCCTAACGACAATATTTGAGCTGATAAAAAATACTCTCCAAGCTAAATTTCATTTGTTCAGTAGCTTCACCTAAAGGCGCTCTGTTTTCGTGCCAATGGTAGAGAAGCATTTTAACAGCTTTCTTTTCAAGCGCGTTCATTGAATCAGCCAATAAAACGCGCCCTGTTGCATTTAAAATATAGATCAGCGCCGCTTCTAACGATTCTTGTAACTCTTCATCGTCAAAATCGTCGTCAATCCGTATATAATTCTTGATATTTTGTAATTCTAAAGGCGTTAAGCTACTCATAAGGCTTCAAGCCCCCTTCATTAAGCGCCTGTTGGAAGAGTAATTTCGCCGTAAATAACAGCTTCAGCGTCCCATAAAGTAACGTCTTCTCTCTCAATAGCGCGAATTTCTGTAGAGTTAGTTCTCCAAGAGTCGCCCCCAACAGTAGTAATGTCTAATGACATTTGTTTTCTATCCCAAAGAATAACCGCTTCTTTAAGATCACCAACAATAAACGGCGCTTTTCCTGCTGTAGTTGCTAACGTTGAATTAGCTAGTACAACAAGCGGGCGGCCAAATAACATATGGCTTGTTGGGGCCTGCGGGTTAGGTTGTAATAACGGACGGCCGTCATCTGCTGTTAATTGATCTAAGTAGTTGAATCCGTCTTGGTTTGTAAAAATAGTTGAAGTTGTTGAAATAAGCGGGTCAAGATCAACGTTCAACGCTGTTTTGATAGCTTTATAGTCAGCGAACGCAACTTTAGTTAACCCGTTAAGCACTCCTAAGATCAGCGCGTTACGTGTAGCAATAGACTTCTTAGCAAACCAACTAATTAAGAATTGAAGTAAAGCTTGGTCTGTATCAGCTAGTAAATCATTAGATACAGGAAGAAAGCCCGCGTAATCTTCAATAGCGTAAGAAGCTCGCTCAAATTCAGGTTGGTTAGTTTGTTGAATTTGTCCCATTTCAGAAAGAGCAACTAAAGGCGTTGAAGCCGCGCGTTTTTCAAGTGTACGTTGTCCTTTGTTAGTTGAAACAGGTTGTACATTTACGTATTTTTCTAAGCTTTCGAATGTTTGTTTAAGCGTGTTAATACGTGTAGTAATGTCTTCAGGAACGATAAAGCCGCCGTCTTTGCCTGTACCTTCAACTAAAGCCGCTTTGAAGTCACCAAGTAAAGATTTATCTTCAGGCGAAAGGTCTTTCATTTTGATATGGTTCATAAATGCTTTGTAATAACGTTGAGCTTTCTCAGCGTCAGTTTTATCTTCGCGTTGAGCTACATATGAAGCTGTAGCGTTGCCAAGCATAACATTTAGCGGCTCAGCCGGTTGCATACCTTGTAATTTAAGGTGATTTTGAAGCTGATTATAGATTTTTTCAGCGTCAGCGATAGCATTTGTTACGTCTTCAGGCTTGCTTTCAGGGTTTTCATTAAGCTCAGCCGCTTTAGCGTTTGCCGCTTGTAAACGTTGGCGAATTCCTTGTTCAGTTTTATCCATGCCTGCAAAGAATTGAAGGCCGAATTTACCATGTGTTAATAAGAATTTAGGTTTAACAACAACATTTTGAATAGTCATTAAGTGTTTTCCTCCGATTTTAGCCATAAAAAAGAACTTATTTTTCTTTAAATAAGTTCAAACAGGCGTAATTTATTTTTAATTTGTTCAATTTCTTCAGATGTTCGCGTTTCTTCAGGTGTAACTTCAGGTTCAACAACCTCTTCAGGCGGTTCAGCTTCCTTTGTATCGAATTCTAAACCGTCAGGAATACTTTTGTATTCATTGAGGAATTCTGAACCACTAGCAACAGCTTCTGAAGCTCCAAGTAGTTCAATATCAAAATATTTCGCCGCTGTCTTTCCGTCTAGCCATGTTTCAGCGTCAACCATAGCGCGAACGTCGTCTATATTGGCTCCTTCAGCAAGTTTCCCTTCATACGCATTAATAAGGCCGTTTTCTAACGCGTCTAACGTATCAGCCGCCTTGCGTAATTCGTGAGCATTGCCCCAAGCGCCAACCATAGGCTTATGAATCATTAGATACGCATTCTCATACATAACTAACCTATCAGCCGCCATTGCTATAATACTAGCAATCGAAGCCGCTACACCGTCAATATGTACGGTAACAGTAGCTTCATGACGTTTTAACATAGTGTAAATGTTTGTACCCGCAAAAACTGAGCCGCCCGCGCTATTAATATAAACGTTCAAGTTTTTCACCCCGTTAATGGAGCTTAGAAATTCCCTGACGTCTTCAGGCGCTACATCTTGGTTTGTCCATTTATCCCACTCAGAAGAAACAATGTCACCGTATAAATATATATCAGCGCTCGAATTGTTTTTATTTACGATAGTCATGAAGTCCTTAACAGTTCGGTTTTTATTCTTCAGGTGTTTGAACAGCCGCTTCGCTTCCTTGCTCATTGTCTTTCTCACCTCCCTTCAAGTTTTCGCCGCCGCTTGCTTTGGTTAACTGGTACTTGTCAGCAATATCAATAGAGACATGGTTAAGATCAACCCTATGAGTGTCGCCGCCTTCAATACTGTTTCTGTCTTCAAGTTCAAGTGCGTCGTTAATGGAGAAAATACCCTTGTCCAACATAAGGCCGTAAAATTCAGCCCGCGTTTTCGAATCAGTACGCATAAGTTTTCCAAGCGCAAACTTCATATAATACTTTTTCTGTTCAATGTCAGAAAAGAGCTTATAAGAAAATTCCTCTTCATATTGAGTTAAGATAGGGTCTAATGTATCTGACAAAAATTCAATTGCCATTTGTTCAACGTTATTTAACGTCGCTTTATCTAAAGCATTCACTTTGTATAAAGGCACATTAAAAATAGTTGCTATCTCAGCCTTATCGTACTGCATACCCTCAATAAACTGAGCGTCTTTCAAAGGCATTCCGATACTTTGGAATTCCAAGCCCGCGTCTAAGATCGCAACGCGCCCCGCGTTATCAATACCGCTGTTCTTCATTTCCCATTCTTCACGAATAACGTCTTTAGCTTGAGGGTCTAACATAGCAGGAATTTTTAAAAACCCACTATTAGCGGCTCCATTTAAGAAGAAGCGTCCCTTAAATTGTTGTGAAGCTTGACTTGAACCAACTAATTCACGCGCAATCTGAATCATTGACTTTCCTTTCAGGCCGTCTAATGACAAAGTTTTAACGTGAATAACTTCAGTATGATGTAACCACGCTGTTTTTCCGTTAGGTAGTACAGTGTGATACCATAAAGTATTTGTATTCAAGTCTAAATACGGTTCAGTAACAGCGGGGTTAAGGAGCCATAAAGCTTTTGGGTATCCCCACATATCCCATTCAATGTTTATATATCCGTTTCCGTATATATTTCTATGAACTTCAAACGTATGTTTAAAATTAAACGGCGTTTGAAATGGATTAGGGCGTTTTTCTATAAGTTGTGCTACTTTGTGGGCCTTGTCCCGTTCGCGGCTGTTTTTCGTTTCTTTAAACGTTTGAAACGGTAACTTTGCGACTGAGTTAGCCAAGATATTGACGCAACTAAAAACGGTTCCTACCCTCAAAGAGCTTTCAGGCGTCACAACTTGCCCGCTTGCTGATTTACCGCCGCCGAATAATTCCATGAACCAAGGTTGCGGGGCCATCAGATCAGATTGAACAGGGGTGACTTCTGTTTCATTTTTAAATAGTTTCCTGAATAGCATGTATAATTTTCACCCCCTTTCAGTTTGATCTTTTGTACAAGATGAACCCAACAGCTAATAAGGTAAAGCTAAGTAGGAACCGCGCCGCTAAAATGTTAATGTCATGTACTGTTTGATACAGCATAATGAACCCAACAATTAAACAAGCGTCTTTAAAAAACATTCGTACAAAATTTAAAAGAAGAACAAAAAACACCCTTGAATATTTCAGCGTGTTCGTTTTGATTTTATTAATTTGTTGCTTACTTAGTTTTTTCATAGTCTCCACCCATTCAGGAAGTGAGCGCTCAGGTCTTGATAGTTTAAGTGATGATTCCAAGCCCTAACGTGAGCGTTTATTGTAGCGGCTAAAGGGTCAATTCGATTGGTTGACTTAGCTTTATCCAATTGAATATTGGCGTTCGCGTCCATTTTAACAACAGCGTTACCAATGGCCCAAGCTAAAACAGGGTCATCACCATGATATATTTTACCTTCAAGTACCTTGTTTCTGAAGTCTTTAGACGGCTCAGAAAGTGTCTTCATGCCCTGAATAACTTCAATAGGGGTATAACCCTCTGTTTCCATCTCCTGAGCAAACTGAAGCGCGCTCCAAGGGTCAAAGCACAATTCTTTTGCATTATATTTATACTTGGCTATTTCCCGCTTGATATGCTCTTTAATGTATCTATAATCAACAGTTTCCCCTTCAGTTAACGTAATATATCCTTGGTTTACCCATAGATCGTAAGGGACATTATCATTATTCATCTTTTCATGAAGCCTATCTTCAGGTAAAAAACTGTGATGTTTGATCGCATAGAATCCATTATCTAAAGGAAATTCAAAAGTACAGCTTGTTAAGTCATGACGTTGTGATAAATCTATCCCAATATAACCGACGCGGTTTGTTAGGTCAGGAATAACAGGGTTTAAGATGTAACAGTTTTTCCATTTAGCTGTATCAATATAGCCGTTATCAGCCATTGATACCCATATATTCATGTTCTTAGTTAAGAAGTTTCGCATTTTCTCAGGAGCTGAAAAGGCTTCTTCATAATATTCTTCTAGCTTTTCGCGTCCCTCTTCATAAGAACAGATTATAGGGTTTGCTTTTTCCCAAACTGATCTGTCGTTATAATCATCGTCTTTATCAAGCTCATTCACCATAGCAAAATAGTGTTCTAGTTTTTCGCCTATAGGGTTATTAGGGTCTAATAGCTTGCCAACTAAATCATATTCAACGCGATAGCATGGGTGATTTAAATTAAAACCTGCTGTCGTGATTATGAAAGTAATTGGATTTACACGCGCCCCTTGCCCTGACGTTATAACGTCAAGAATTTCACTTGTAGGGTGGGCATGGTATTCGTCAATAATTCCGCATTGTGGGTTAAATCCGTCACCGCTCTTCTTGGATTCTTTAGAAAGGGCAACAATAACTGAGTCACTTCGTTCGTGTCTGATCTCGCCATACGCGATACTGTATTTATCTTCAAGAAGTTCACACGCTCCAATCTGAGCTTTAACTTCTTTCCAAACTATTTGAGACTGTTTGCTTTCTGTAGCTCCAATATATACTTCAGACATGTTAACACCATACGCGGCCCACTCATAAGAAGCTACACAAGCCAATGACTGAGACTTTGCGTTTTTGCGGGCTACTTGCCAATATACTTTTGTAAAGCGTCGTTTGCGGCGGCCTGACTTGTACACCTTGTACCAACCGTAAACGTTACCGAATACAAAAAGCTGTATAGGAGCTAGTTCAATGTATTCACCTTCTAGTACACCCTTTGTATGTTTGAACTCCTGACACCATTCAATAAAGTGCATAGCGGCGTCTTCATCAAAAACGTAAGGGAATTCTTCAGTACCTTCACGTTCAATATCCTTTAAGAATCGCATACAGGCCCAAATATGTTTCTGACAAGCTACAATATGCCCGTCCAAAACAAGCTTAGAATAGCCTATTAAATAATCTTTAATGGAATATTCAGTACTCATACGTTACCGAACCGCGCCTTCTTAGGATCAACTTTCTTTTCTTCATCCTTCTTCGGAACAACCAAACGGCAACGCGAAGAAATAGTTAGGCCCAACGCGCCCGCTAAGGTATGACATTCAGCAACATATGTTTTTCTGATCTTTGTAAGCTCTTTATGAACTTCATTAATCATAATGTCTTCAACAAAGTCGCCCACCTTCTCGTCATACGTTTCTGTTTTCAAAGTAGCAGGCGTTTCAAGAAGCTCTTTCGTCACTTCGTCATAAAGCTTTTCTGATTCACAATAACGCTGAAGCGCGTGAATATCTAAGTTTGTCATAATGTCAATTTTCTCAAGATCATCAGCATACTTTTTAAAACGTTTTCTGACATCTTTATCTAAGCCGCTAGGTATTTTAATCTTATCCTTTGGCGCTTTCACTTCTGATTCTTCGCGCTCTTTAATTTCCTTCTTGGTCAGGTTTTTACGCCCTTTAAATTTAACAAGTTCAATAGGTTGTTTTTGCCCTGCCATAATATCACCTTCTTATCCTTTTGATATTTTAGCAACACCCATATAAAAGCGGGCCAACGCGTCATTAAATACGTCTTCGCTCGTCCCTTCAACTTTTAAAGAAGTGATTAAGTCACCTAAAGCAATGTGTAAATATTCAAGGTTGTCAATGTCCTCTTTGCTGATCGAATGACTAGGCACGACTTCAAGGCTTGCTAACTTCATATAGTTTTCAATTTCATCTAATTCAAGTTTAAGAAACTTTTCACCAAATACCATAACGCCCGCTCTCTTCATAGCTTCAGCGTCGTCAATATTCAAGACATAATTAAGCGTATTGAATACTGAAGTAACCCTTGTTTTCCGCTTCTTAATAAAATGGTCTAAACACTCATTCATTGTTAAAGAATCAGAAACAGGAATACCTGCCTTTTTAAATTTATCTTCATACTTAGCGAACATGTTTTTCATTTTGCTCATTTCTTAGTAGCTCTTTTCTTGACTACTTTCTTTAAGTACAAAGCAGGCTCATTTTTCATATGGTTTCCTTCAGTTAATTCATAATTGAACTCTTCGCAAAAATCATTAATATCTTTTTCATGAACTTCAAGTTCTTTCTTCGCTTCAGCTAGTTCCTTTTCAAGCGCTTGGATTTTTTGACGTCCATAAGCAACCTCTACTCTAGCCTTTTTATTCAACATTTCAACAAGCATTTCTTCAAACACTTTCTTCATTCTTCCAACTCCTTCCAAATTATGGCACTAATTTATAGTCGGTGGGGAATTTTGTGTACGCGTGAC